TCACCGTTTGCACTCCATCAGGCTGGCGATGGCCTTATCAGCCATCTGTTCCTGACTGGCAGCGCGAAGGTATGCTGTCGCTTCCTTGGGTGTCTTCCATCCTCCTACGGCCATGATCTCCGGCAGGCTGCATCCGGCCTCGGCCAGCCGTCTTGCAGCGGCCTTGCGTAAGCCATGAGCACTCAGCCCTTCTGGCAATCCAGCGGCGCGGCGGCAATCGCGGAAATAATTGCCAAACCCACCGGCTGAAAATGTCTTCCCCTGCCCTGTCAGCAGAAAGGTCATCTGTCCCGCTGGAACGTGACTGAGAACCTCTGACAGACTCGGGTGAACCGGGAGAAGCAGATGTGCACCCGTCTTGCTCTGGCGAATGTCGATCTTGTTGTTCCGGATGTGCTGCCATCCCATAATCCGCACATCGGCGGACCTCTGCCCCGTATAGAGCAGCAGTTCCAGGGCTAGACGTGCGGTTGACCCTATCGGCCAGTGACTGCGGAACTGGGTAATATCACTTTCAGACCACGACTCATGCCCGTCCGTTTTGTTCTTCAGCTTGCGGACGTACTGGGTGGGATCGTCCTTGCGCCATCCCATTTCTATGGCGTGTCTCATCAGGATGCGTAACATCTTGAGCAAGGCATTGCCTGATGCGGGTGTGTCTGCCTTTCTAGCGACTATAAGGCGGACGTGGCGGGCTTCCAGTTGCGCCACCATGTTGTCCCCATGCTGCGCCCGAAGTCGCTCAATCAGATTCCGGTAGGTTGCCTGGGTAATGGGTTTAAGCTGAAGCCAATCCGCACTCTGATAGTAAGAGACGATCAGGGCGTTGAATGTTCCCGGTTTCGTGCGGGTTACAGCGACCGGCACAGGCGTGCCAGATAACGCTGCCCGGTATGCCGTCATGAACTCTTCCGAGCCCGGCATACCGGGCAGCGCAACCTGCTTGTAACCCGGTTTGCGGAAATAATGACGCATCTTGTTGTGACGGTCACGGAAGCGGTGGACATATGCCAGATCAAGTTTGGTCATGCCGCCGTGTGATCCCATCCGTTGGAGGCTTCAACTTCAGCAAGGCTATCCGCCCATCCATCCAGTTCCCTGCGGTCCCATACATTTACGGTTCCGCCCGGAAAGGTGCGTGGTGCAGGAAGAACGCCTTCCTGCACCAGTTGCGAAAACTTGCTCGCAGAAACGCCAAGGTATGCCGCTGCCAGTTCACGCCGTAACAACCGGCCCCAATCGGGCATGACAGGCTTCGCCATTACGCTGCATCCTCCTGCATGGGGTTGTATCCTTCCTGTTCACGGATTTCGTTCACGGTCAGGATTTTGTTCTGTATGGCGACACCGTAGGACTGCCACCGGGTTGCGTAATCGCCACGCATGAGGCTGCTCATATCAATGACCAGTTCATACGGGTTGGACGCACCGAACACGGACCGCTTGAATTCGGCCTCGATCTTGCGCACCCACGGCACCAACGTGTTCTGGGCAAACCACAGGCTGGCCTGAGCCGCGTTGGTGAATGTGTTGTTGCTGTAGTCCTGCACAATCGGCGGCGGCACGCCGTAGATACGGCACAGTTCCTGCACGCTGAATTTGCGGCTTTCCAGTGCTTCCGCATCTTCCGGGCTGATGCCGACCGCCTGCCATTTCAGGCCGTTGGGCAGCACGATCACGCGCCGGGCATTGTTGGTACCACCTGCCCGTTCCTGTAGCTGCTGCTTCAGGTCTTTGGCCTGATCGTTGGTCAGTGCGCCCGTCTCACTTGAGACGATACCGGACGGCACCACCTGATTCTGCCACATGTTCAGGCTGTAATCCTGAAGGGCTGCGGCACCCGTGAAGACATCACGCGCACGACTGAGCCGACTGCGGCCGACAAGGCCATCGTCGGAACGGTCACGCAGGTGAAACACCTCATCGTCCAGCAGGGTGCGTGTGACGCCCTGCCATGCCACAACCCGATAGCGCAGGCGACCGGATGCCAGACGGTCCACCTGGACGCATTGCCACGGAACTGGCGTGAGAGCGGTCGGACGGCCTGCGCCGTCATACTCCACCACCATCACGGCATTGCCCGTCAGCATGACGCTGGCAAGCATCCATTCCACCAGATCGGGCCATGTCTGGGTGCGGTTGGGCTGTCTGATCAGGCGGGTAACAGGATGGTTCGGCGCTTCCGTCCGTGTATTGCCCATTGTGTTGTAAACGTAGGCATCCAGAGAGGCGATGCCGCTGGAAATGGCGTTCACACACGCCAGCACGGTCGCCAGATTTTCAGGATTACCCGGCCCGCGCGGAAACCACAGATCGGGCAGAATGGGTTCTGCGGATAGAGCCGCCCGTTTTTCAGGGCGGCCAAGGAGACGGTCAAGGAAACTCATCTGATCGTCTCCAAGAAGCGGCGACGCTGCGCCGGTGTCACGATGGTGCTGCGGCTCCGTGCGGAAATAGTTGTATCCGCATAGGCCGGAAACGCCTGCACCACGCTGATTTCCACCAGATCGACCGCACGCAGTTCACGCTGGTCTGATGCGGGCCATGCTTCATCCTTGACGCGAAACCCAAAGGACATACCGCCCAGATCATTCCGTTCGGCCAGAGCCAGAACGTCACGCCCAAGCTGTGTATCGGGAATGTCCAGATCGAAGTGAAGCCCACGGGAATCTTCCGCCAGTTTGAGTGTGCCCGATGCCGTGCGGGCCAACAGTCTGGTGGGGTCATGATCGACCAGGGCGAGAATGTCCGGGTTTGCCGTGAGTGTGCTGGCAAAAGCACCGGAGCGGATGGTTTCGGAAAAGCTGCCGATGCGGGCAGATGCCCCAAACACAGCGGCATAGCCTTCAAGTTTGCGACCGGCGGCGCGGAATTCCACGCCACACGAACGCCTTTCCACGCTGCCGATCGCGCCCGTCATGCCGTGATGCCTGTCAGGGTCAGCAGGGTCTGAGGCCGCACGACAAGCACGTCAGCCCGCATCCACGCCACGAAGCCGATCTGTCCGTTTTCGGCGTACAATTCGTTCAGGACGCTGATCTGAAGGCTGGTCCGCATACCGACATAGACCTGGCTGAAATCGCCCAGGGCGATGGTGCTGGCGTTCTTGTCCGTGCCCTGGTCAACAGGAACTGACGTGGTGGTCAGGCGCGGAATGGAGGAGACGTCAGCCGGAGCGGCAAGCGGATTGCCATTGGCATCCTTGAACCCACGGATTGCGCGGTTGGTGCGTGGCGCCATGATCATGGCCGACACCTTGCCCGCGTTCACGTTTTCCAGATCAAGCACAGCGTCCAGAACCGGGTCCCAGTTGGTCAGCTTGCCGCCCAGTGCGGTTGTCTGGATGCCGGGTGTATTCACGATGCCAAGTGGGCTGTTCGCGGTGCCATCACCAAACAGGATAGCCTGATCCAGCGCCAGTGCGCCCGAAGCGGCAAAAGCGGCACGGATGATACTATCCACATTCTGCCCGTCTTCCAGCAGTTCCCGGCTGATCTTGCAGCGCAATGCCCATGACTTGGCGGTCATCTTCACCTGGTCAAACGTGCTTTCGTCTTCAACAATGGCGGCATTTTCCGCACGCCATGCACCGACCGGCGTTTTGGTCAGACGGCCAAAGGTCAATGACTGGCTGCCCATGGGCACCGTGCGGCATCCAGCGCGGAAGGAGACCGTGTTGCCGCGCAGTTCATCAAGGATGCCTGCGGCCACAGGGACCGGCACCAATGCACCACCCGAACCGATGCTGCTTTCGGACATGACGCGGCGTTCAAGTTCCGTCTGCGGACCGCGATACAGCGCACGCAGGAAACCGCCAAGTCCTAGTTCCTGAGCATGGTTTTCACTGGCAGGCAGGAACGAAGCGAGAGAATGACGGGCTTCCAGAACCGGAACTGTCTGTCCTTCCTGAGTGCGCAGCAGCAGGCCGTCAAAACTCTCTGGTGTCTGTGCCGGTGCATCAAAACCGGCAACGCGGATTTCTGGCTGTGCCGGTGCGCCACCGCCTACGCGGTCCGCCGGGGCTGTGCGGTCCAGATCGTCAATCTGTGCCTGGCGTACCATGCGGATTTCCAGCGTGTTCAGTTCGGTGGACAGTTCGTTCCACCGTGTTTCGGCCTCAGCCGGAAGCGCACCATCTGGATGCGCTGTGTTCAAGGCGCGCAGTTCGGTTGCGATTTCCGTTTTGCGGGCCTGCATTTCACGTAATGTCATTTAGAGACCTTCCATTTCATGGATAAAATCAAACTTGTTGATTTCTTCAACATAAAATCCATGAATGACACGCTCAGGGCTCAATTTTTCCACAACTTCTGATAGGACCTCTCCTAATGTTTTAAAAAAGGAAAGTCCTTCATCACGTAAGGATAGTTCCATTTTTCACTTGTACCTTCCATGAACCCTGTGTATCATCATGGATGTGTCACAGGGGTGACATTGCCGTCCTTTGGCGTCACGGGGTTTCTCGTGAATTTAAGCGGTGTGTTGTGCTGGCTTCCAATTCGGCTGCAACACACCGTTTTTTTTATTCCGATAGAATTCTATAAAATGCTTCTCGAATGGCTAGACTCACATTGACTGTACTACGGGTCAATGCGTTTTCTCTTTCATTTTGCCATTCAAGTAATTCGTCCTCTTTTACAGAGGAGGCGCGTATAACATTTGGATATCCACCTTTTTCCCAACTGGTGATTTTAAATGAAGCTTGGTAGTGTGGATCATGAATTTGAATGCCAGCCAAATTAATAGCGGATATATAAACTAATGTATTATCGACAATCTCCATAAGGAGATCACCATGCAAAGCTTTCTTTTCATAGACTATCCCTTTCCCCAAAAGGATTTTCATGAAAAGAAAATCTTCATCATCTATATCAGCATTTTCAAACTGAGATCGGAAATCCTCTGAGTATTGTATTTGTCGGCTTAATGTTCGACTTACAAGCCGATCACAATTAGATGGAAGATCACCGGTCAATTCTCCATAGGGCTGATCATAAGAAAATATACTTGCCAGTCTGGCAGACGGAATAATGCCTATTCCTAACTTACTAACTGCCCCAATAAGTGTTGTGCGCCGCAAACCAACAGATGAAAGCTTGCGCGCCACGCCTCTTCCTTGGGAAAAATCATCATCCCCTAACGTTTCCGGCGCATTATTCATAATCATGACTATATTCGCAGCCGTTAAACCAGATGCCTTAGCCAGATCAGGAATTGTGAAATGCAACTTCATAGCAGCCTCTAGAAACAAACCAATTCATATAAACCAGTTTATTTCTTCCAATGCAAGAACAAAGGTGGGACACTTTATGCCTGCCATGAAAACCGGACCGCATCCGCTGCTACGGATAGCGCCAGCTTGATTTCCTCAGATTCTCGATCAAGCGCGAATGCGTCGATTGCATCAGGCAAGTGATGCAGAAGCACGTTTGCCTTTGCGCGCAGTTCTTCCTTTGTTGAGCAGGCAGAACTTCCCAATGTTTCCAGAGCTCTTTGGCGTTGATCTACGTGTCGCCCAGCCCGCTCCATTTGCTCATCATCTTCATAAGAGCCAAAAGGATAACGAGGCTCGGTAGATATAGAATCAATTGCCGCGTCTGCTTCAAAATATGAGTAATAAGCTGCCATAATTAAACTTGGAGACTTCCCTTCCGGCTTCGCGATAGGCGCGGCGGTCAGGGTTTCGGGTTTGGCTAAACCGGCGGCGGCGATGCCTGCCAGCGCGGTGGCTCCGAGTGCGGGGAAAATGTCACGGCGAGACAATGAGCGCATGCGTGCGGCTCCTATGCTTGGTTGCCGGAGCAAGCACGGTTATCACGCCGTACAGACTCCGGGGGGTGATAAACCTGGCATAGACAGGCCGGTGAGGCTTTAAGGTTGCCCTCTGGACATACCCTCATCGCCCCCGGAGCGAATTCTTTGTGCGGATTGCTGCTTTCGTGCAGTTCCCGCTATGCATCAGGAGTTATCACACTCCGTTGCTAAAGCTGCCAAAGCCGGAGTCTGGTGTCAACAGACATTCCTTAAAAATCCAGAACCGTGACCATCAGTTCCTTGGGTGCCGGTGCCTGGGCAGCGGTGCCGACTGCAATCACGCAGGCCACCAGCGGGTCAATACGACCACGGGCGCGTTGCTTCGACAACTTACGGTTGCCAGCCGGGTCCGTGTCCAAGGCGGCATTGGAGACAGCCCAGCGTAGCAGCGGGTTGCCACCGTGCCTTATGGTGGCTTGCAGGACAGCGCCTTCAAAGGCCGTGATGGCGGGGGATGCGTCCTTGAAGCCCATGCCGATCGGCTTCATGGGCAGGGTGATTCCCTCACGGTCGCATACGGCTTGGAAATCCGTCAGGCACCATCGGTCAGACGCGATGGACACAACGTCCAGTCCTTCGATTGCCTGAGCAATCCACACGGCCAGCCATGCCCGGTCAATCGCTCTGCCCGGTATCAGTTCGATAAGTCCTGCCGAAACCCATTCCGCATATGGTGCGTGATCTTCCGCCTGCTTCACCTGGACAAGTTCACTGGGCAGGAACGCCTTGACCTTCAGCTTGCCCGTTTCCGGCCAGTAGAAGGAGAAGGCAGTCAGATCACCCGCGCCTGACGCCAGATCAAGGCCACAGTAACACGGGCCTGATGCCTCAGCATCGCCCGCGCATGCGTCCCAGTCATCAGGGCGCAGGAAGCGCACGTCTGCCGCTACAGGCTGGTTGAGCGTGTAGCTACGGAACGCCGCTTCCTGACTGGGCACGCGCATGGCCTGCATTGCCTGGGAGCGGATATCCTCAAGGCTGCGGAATGTTCCCAGGGCCGGGTTTGCCATATGCCATGTTTCTTCCGCCCACGGGTCTGCATCCATAGGCGCGGACCAGACGAAGGACTTGAAAGTCCGGTCCGGGAACGTGCCATCGGCCACGCTGGCCCCGTAACGCAGCAGCTCTTCCAGCGGGTTGTCTGCATCCGGCGAGCGGGTGGAAATGCCCAATAAGAGGCTTTCCCGATGCGCACCACCACCCGTTTTCAGGGCATCGAACAGATCCCGGTCACGCCACTGGGCAACCTCGTCCGCAATAGCAAACGTGGGTGACAGGCCGTGCGCCTTTCGGGCATCTGCGGACAGCGCCTTGTAGATTGAGCCTGTGACGGCATCTTCCACGGTTTTGTTGAAGGCGCGAACCACCAGCCGCGCAGCAAGGTGAGGCTGTTCCAGGGCGAAGGCGACCATCTCATCAAACACGATGGACGCCTGCCCCCGGTCTGCGGCGGCGCTCAGCACCTGTCCACGCCTTACGGCTTCCGGCCCGCACAGATGGGCAAGGGCCAACGCTGAAGCCAGCCCCGTCTTGCCGTTCTTGCGGCCCATGCTGATCACGCCTGTGCGGACGAAGCGCAGGCCGTCCTCGTCGGTCTCATACAAGGCGCGAATGATATCTTTCTGCCAGCCGTCCAGCTTCATGGGCTGGCCTGCCAACGCCCCGCTGGTGACGGTAAGGCGTTCTATCCAGCAGATCAGCTGCTCCGCCCGCGTCTCTCCAGTTAAGGGCCGGTCAGCAGCAAACCCTGCTGGCTCCGTTCCGGGTGTATCACCAAAGAGCGGCAATGGTGCCGGGGTCTTTGGCGATGACACCGGCTTTGCGCCGGGTCCACGAAGGCCCATTTTTCAAAACCTCAATCTGAAACTAACTATTTTTGTGACTCCCGAACGGTAGCGCCCCCGTAGCCCTGAGAGATTTTCAGGCCACATAATAGACGCGCCAAGGATCAAGGCCGGTCAGTTGATCGGCCCATCTGGTCAGACCGAAGCTGGTTGAGCCTACGCCCTCGCATGTGTCTTCCGTGATGGAGCGGTCGCGGCCAGCCTGATGGTAAATGGCTGCGGCAACGTCCAGCACAGTACGGATGACTGTCTGCGGAACGGGTGACAGGGTGGTCAGGTCCTGCTGGCAATAGTCGGATGCGATGCCCCATGCCTGGGTGAGAATGTCATTCAGGCGGTCATCCTTGCTATCGTCTGGCAGGTCCAGTTCGGTGCGGAGAGTGCTGATCAGGTTTGTATCGGTCATTTTGAATTCCACCAGTGTGTTGGGTCATTGGGTTTGCCAGAAGCATCACAGCCCTTGAGCCATGGTTCATTGCCTTGGCGGCGCATGTTGTGGTGCTGGATGCAAAGGCCGCGCAGGTTGGACAGGCTGTCCGCACCGCCTTTGCTTCTGGGTGTGATGTGATCGGCCACAACAGACCGCCGTGTGCATCCGGCGACCGTGCAGACAGGATCACGCTTGAGGCAGGCAGCGCGTAGCCTGCGCCATACCTGGGTGCGGTAGAAAGGTTCGCTCATGACCGTGCCTTCCGTGCCATGTGCCGTAAAGCCGCGACGATCTCAGATTTCTCCTGGTGAAACTTCTCTGGATCACGCCGGTCTATGGTCAGTCGCTGCACGGCATTGGCGAGGTCATCAAGCAGGGTTTGGTGACACGGTGACGCATGGTGACGCACTTTCTTATATAATGGTTTTCCGTGTGTGTGCGGGTGCGTGCGCGTATGGGGGTTATATAGGAGAAATACGTCACCATGCGTCACCGCGTCACCACTTGGTTTCGTGCTCAT